CCCGAGCCCCATCCATCATTTTGTCGCCACCAGCCCTGATCAGCCTGAACCAGCGTCAACTGGCCATGACCAGCCAAGACTGGAAACGATCAGCCCGGACTACGTCAGCTCATTCGGGGGACTTGTGGGGGACATGGCCCAGAAGGTTCTTGGCGTAACACTTATGCCGTGGCAAAAACACATACTTGAAAAAATGCTTGCAGTAGATGAGAACAATCACTTTGTTCATCGTTCAACGCTCTGTTCGGTGGCGCGGCAAAATGGGAAAACAACTGTCATTATGGCACTAATACTCGCATGGCTAGTCGAGATGCCAAAAATACGCGGACAAAAGCAAACTATTGTTTCGGGCGCGCACAGACTTGATCTTGCTTGTTTGTTGTTTGATGATCTGGCACCAATCCTTGAAGAGTATTACGGCGCCAAGATCGTCAAGTCTTATGGCCGTTATCAGGCCACCATGCCAGACGGCAGCAAGTGGTGGGTCAAAGCATTGAAGCCGAACCAAGGTCACGGTATGTCAATTGACCTAGTCGTGGTGGACGAATTATTTGATGTCAACCCCGATTCCGTGGAGGGCGGTCTCTTGCCGGCACAGCGCGCACGAAAAAATCCTTTGGCGTGTTTCTTCAGCACAGCTGGCACCGAGGAATCAGTATTGTTCCAACGCTGGAGAGAGGCAGGCATTCGAGCAATTGACAAAGGCGAACCGTCCACGATGTACATGGCCGAGTGGTCGCCTGACCCGAGCCTTGACCCGCTGCATCCAGCGTCATGGGCGTGGGGTAATCCTGCACTCGGGTACACCTTGGACATGGACACAATTAGGCAGGAATCAACTAACCCTGATCGCGCGTCGTTTTTGCGCGCATCCTTAAACCTTTGGGTGAGTGTTGTGCGCGGTTGGATTGAGCCTGGGCGTTGGCCGTCCCTTGAGTACACGGGGGACATCCCTAGCGGTGGGGTCGTGGCGATCGAGTCTTCGCTGGACGACTCCCGATACAGCGCGACTAGATGCGTCAACTTGTCAGACGGACGGGTGCTTGTCACCGTCGCGTTCATTGCCGAGTCAATTACCGAGCTGTGGGACAACGTGCAGGAACTTGCCAAAGACCCTACGATCAGGTTTGCGTTGTCGCCGACCGTGGACGCCACATGCCCACCGAACATTGAGCGCCGCCGGGTCGTGGTTGGCTACGCCGAACTAGGACGATTTACGCCGCTAGCCAAAAACATGATCGCCGAAGCGCGACTGTTACACACAGGCGAAAAGCTACTTGCCGAACATGTCCAGCGCGCTGTTGCCGTTCGCACCGACAACACGATCGTGCTATCAAGCAAACGATCACCTGGGCCAATTGAGTTAGCGCGCACAATGGTCTGGGGAATAGGCATGTGTGCCCGTCCAGTCAACAGCGGAAAGCCCATGCTTGTCGCAGTAAATAACTAAGATAAACGCGGCGACCGCGCACCTTGCCTTTTGTCGGAATCGGATAAGTCATGCGCGGTTGCCACTTATATGACAAAGTAGGAACATGGCGATCTTCAACAAAACCCGAAAAGCAGCGATAAGCCCAGCGCCTAGCGTGGCAGCTGCGGTCGCTGGCGGTTACACAAGTAACGCGCAAGGCGTAAGCATGATCGGCCAGTATTACAGTTACCAAGAAGGCGAAGCGCGCAATCGCGCTATTAGCGTTCCAACGATTAACCGCGCTCGAGATTTGATGGCTTCGGTAATTGGTTCAATGCCGTTGCGCTCATACAACGAGTTTTGGAACGGCGAAGAAATGGAAAGCATTTACATTGCTCCACGTTCATGGTTGCGCCGACCAGACCCAACCGTGCCTTATCAGTTCATTATGTCTTGGACTCTTGATGACCTAATGATGTTCGGTCGCGCGTTTTGGTACATTACCTCACGCACCGCTGACGGCTACCCTGCCACGTTTACTCGACTGCCTGCCGGCTCAATCACAACAACCGACATGGTTGGGCCAGTCTGGTTCGCACCGTCTAAAGAGGTTTACTTCAATGGCGGAATGCTAGACCCAACAAACCTTGTGCAATTCCTATCGCCAGCGCAAGGCATGATCTACTCGGCTCCAGGCGCAATTGAAACTGCGCTAAAACTTGAAGCAGCACGCAACCGCAACGCATCATCAAGCATCCCAGCAGGCGTTCTTAAACAAACTGGTGGAGAACCATTAAGCGCGCAAGAACTTGCTGATTTGGCTAGCGCGTTTAACGCCGCTCGAGCAACTAACCAGACTGCAGCGCTTAACGAGTATTTGACATACACGGAAACAAACAGCACACCTGACAAGATGTTGCTAATTGAAGCATCGCAATATCAGGCGCTTGAAATGTCGCGTTTAGCAAACGTGCCACCGTATTTGGTAGGCGTTGCTACAGGCGCATACTCGTATCAGTCAAGTCAACAAGCACGAGCCGATCTTTACTTATTTGGCGTGAAGTTGTATGCCGATGCAATTGCAAGCGCGCTCTCAATGGACAACGTGCTACCGCGAGGAACCTATGTTGAGTTTGACGCGGATGAATACCTAGAAGAAAACTTTATGGCCGACCGCGCAGACGATGAAGTAATTGTTAGAGAAAACACACAAGAGGAGTTATCACAATGATCAAGTTAATTGCAGGAGATTTTACGCTTGACGCTGCTAAAGGCGACGCACCACGACGCACCATCAGCGGAGTAGCAGTTCCTTACAACGTGCCGGCAACGGTCTCGGATGGCACAGCTGTGATCTTCCGTCCAGGTTCATTGCCAGTTGAGGGCAAAGCCCCACGTCTGTTTATGTACCACGACGCATCGATGCCAGTTGGCGTTGTAACCGAGCGCGCAGAAACCGAAGAAGGCATGATGTTTAGCGCCAAGATCAGCGCCACCAGCCTTGGTAACGATGCCCTTGTTATGGCCATTGACGGCACCATTGACCAAGTATCCGTTGGCGTAAATCCAACCAAGTTCTCGTATGACGAAGAAGGCACAATGATCATTGAGTCAGCCGACTGGATGGAATTGTCCCTAGTTCCGATTGGCGCTTTCGGCGATGCCGCAAACATCACCAAAGTGGCAGCGAGTATCCACCAAGAGCCCGAAGAAGTAGTGTTAAATGAAGAAGTAACCCCAGTAGAGGAGAAACCAGAAATGTCCGAAGTAAACGAAACCGCAGTCGAGGCAACCATTCCTACTGCACCAATTTATGCACAAGCAAAGCGCAAGTTTGATTTGCCAACACCAGGCGAATACCTCGCAGCAATGCACATCGGCGGAGAAACTTTCCGCAACGTGGCAGCAGCCGCACGCGAGTTCGCAATCTCAAAGCAATCAGCACTTCAAGCAGCTGCAGGCGATGTACTTACCACGGACACACCTGGTCTTTTGCCAGTACCAGTCCTTGGGCCAGTATTTGATGACTTGAACTACATCCGTCCAGTAGTCACCGCAGTTGGCGCTCGCGCAATGCCAGACGGTGGACAATCAAAGACATGGATTCGCCCAACTTGGACGACCCACACCTCGGTAGGTTCACAATCAGAACTTGGTTCAGCATCAGCAACCACGCCAGTAATCGCATCAAATGTTGTTACCAAGACCACGCTTGCCGGTCAAGTTACTTTGTCAGTACAAGACATCGACTTCACTTCACCTGCAGCAATGGAAATCATTTTGCGAGACCTCGCAGGCCAATACATGTTGCAATCAGACGCAGTCGCATGTAACGCAATCCTCGCAGGCGACACCGCATCAGGTTCAACCTGGACAGTTACAGCTGACAACCCAACATCGTTGATCGCAGCATTGTACGACGCAGCAACCGACATCCTCACCGCAACCAACTTCCTGCCTGACCACATTTTCGTCAGTCCAGACGTATGGAAAAAAATGGGCAGTCAGTTGGACGGAGACAAGCGACCAATTTTCCCATACACCGGCGCAGCAGGACTCATGGGCATCAACGGACTCGGCACAGGCGGTGTAACACAAATGAACACGTTTAACCCATTGGGCTTGAACTTGGTCGTTGACCGCGCATTTGCCGACAACACCATGGTTGTAGCACGCGGATCTGCGATTGAGTTCTACGAGCAGGTTCGTGGAATCATGTCAGTAGAAGTACCTGCAACCTTGGGTCGCACATTCTCCTACTACGGCTACGTCTCAACCTTCATCGCAGACGGCGATCAGGTTAAGTCAATCGCAATCGCCTAGTCGAGAGCGGAGCATCCGCTCATGGCAACATACACGGTTACCAACAAGTACCTAATTGATGACTTTGCCGTACTGCAACTCCTGACCCCCAGCGAGATTGCAGTCGGCCAGTCAATTACGGTCGCAGGCGTTGACGCCACATTTAACGGCACTTACAGCGTGCGCGCATTGCCACAGTATTTGTTTATTGGTGTTGATACAGAAGGCGACTTGCTTTACGACTATCAAATGCCAGTTGCAGATCAGGTGCTTTACGCCAAGGTTGCTAACAACGTGGAGCGCACCGCCGCGTCTGGCACCGTCTCGTATGACCCTGTTTGCACGTGGGTTACAGCTGCGCAAGTTGCAACATATTTGGGTATAAACATTCCTAACCCGTCGGACGATTACACGTTGCTCACTCAATCGGTGTCGGCTGGCAACCAATTTGCATATCGCAGGCGTCAGGAATCGGGCTATATCGACTCTCTAACGACCTCTCCTGGCGGTGACGCAACATTGGGCACTTTGATGTATTGCGCCGCTCTGTGGCGCTCTAGGGGCTCAATAGAGTCAACCTACGCCACGTTTGACGGCATGGGTTCAGCACCACAACAAAGCCTGACCCCGATCGTCAAGCAGCTGCTTGGCATCCCTCGTCCAGCGGTTGCCTGATGTCGTACACCGACCTGTTCAACGAAGCGATTGATGACGTCACCGCAACGCTGACCGCGGTGACTGGACTCCGTGTAATAAATGATGCAACCAAACTCGTCGCCAACTCGGTCTATTTGGATGCGCCAAACTTCACGACCATTGCAGGCAACGGCAACGTGGTGCGCCTCGAGTTCCCTGTCAAAGTGATCGGCTCGGGCCCAGCAGGTCTGCCGGTACTGCGTCAGATTCTTAGCATTGTTGCAACCGTGCTTGGCTCCAAGATCATCGTCATGGGTGGCCGTCCGTCAAGCCTTGAAATCGGTGGCGCGTTGTATCCGTGCTATGACCTTGATTGCGCTATCCAAGCCCAGACTTCGTAATCCACAACTAAGCAACACAAATCATCTACTATCAGAACATAACTTAAGGAGCATTTATGGCCAGTAGCACTTACCTCTCGAACCCAGTCCTCACGATTAACGCCGTTGATCTGACCGACATGTGCAGCGCAGCGACATTGACCTATTTGGTTGAAGCGCTTGAAGACACCGCGTTCGGCACCAACTCACGCAGTTACACCGCTGGCCTTGTCAACAACGAAGTGACCTTGACGATGTACGCGTCGTTTGCAGCAACCGAAACTTACGCGACGTTGTTCCCATTGGTTGGCACTAAGACCAACATCACCTTGACCCCAGCGTCAGGTGCAGAGTCAGCAACTAACCCAAAATTTATTTTGACTGGTTGTTACCTTGAGTCGTTGCCAGTTATCAACGCATCCCTTGGCGAGTTGTCAACCTATGACCTCACGTTCATGGGTGGCGCGCTGACATTAGACACCACAGCACCATAATCACGGCTCCAAGCCGACATAGGAGAAACATGAAGATCAAGCTGCAGTTAAAGCGCACGACCGACAGCGCACTCGAGTATTACTACACAAACCTGTTTGTGGTGACCGAATGGGAGAGACTCGAGCGCCGCAACATTCAGCAACTATCAACTAACCCGCTTTACAGCGATTACTGCTGTTGGATGCACACGATCTTAAAACTTAAAGGTGAGCAAGTTGGCGACAACTGGCGCGAATGGATTAGCAAAAACCCAGAGCTGGAGATCATTCCGGTATTGGACGAGACTGACCCAAACCCTACGGACGCGGCACCTACCGCCGCCAACTAGCAGAGATTTTGGTCGCGGTCGGTTGGTGGCCTAGCGACATTGTGTTTGACGCTCGAGATATAGCAACGGTCATTAAAGTGCTTAACGAGGCAAACAAAAAACGGAGATGACGTGGCGGAAGTATCGGCAAGGGTTGAGGTTGTCGGGCTCAAGGATGCTTTGAAGACCCTTAACAAAATTGATAAATCTTTGCGCCGAGAAATTACCAAGGACTATAAGAAGATTGTCCAGCCTGTTATTGATGACGCAAACAAACTTGTGCCTACTGGCGTGCCGTTGTCTGGTATGGCGCGCAACTGGCAAACCAAATCAGGGTTCCAGATCTTGCCGTGGATACCTGGCATGAAACAGAAGATTGCTGCCAAGATCAATACTCGAGCGATTAAGGAATACGGCGGAAACACCACCAATGTGGGCACGTTTGCCATTCAATGGAAAGGCGCAACGGGAACAATGTTTGACACGTCCATGGCTGGCTCGCTCGGCCGTGCGCTAACTGCACGCTATGGCAGTCGTTCGCGAGTAATGTGGAAAGCGTACGAGCAACGCCAAAGTGATGTCATGTCCGAGATGGAGCAACTGGTTAAGCGCGTCATGGATGAAGCGAACAGAGAGACCGCGTAATGGCAATCAATATCCCGATCATTTCAGAGTTTGACGGCAAAGGGATTAAGAAAGCTATTGCCCAGTTCAAGCAACTGGAAACAACATCGGAGAAAGCCCAGTTTGCGATTAAGAAGGCTGCGGTGCCGGCAGCTGCCGCGCTCGCAGGTTTGGCTGTTGCTTTGGGCGACGCAACCAAGGCTGCAATGGAAGATCAGCAGGAGCAGGCGGCGTTAGCGCTTACTTTGCAGAATGTGACTGGCGCTGGCGCTGCACAAACCGCACAGGTAGAAAAGCAGATCAGCGCGATGAGTCGAGCGTCTGGCGTTGCTGACACCGAATACCGCTTGGCATTAGAAGCACTTGTCCGCGGTACAAAAGATGTGGACATGGCCATGCGCGACATGAACCTTGTCATGGACATCAGCACCGCTACAGGCACAAGTAGCGCCACCGTTGCAGACGCGCTCGCCAAGGCATACCAAGGCAACTTTAAGGCGTTGCGATCGTTAAGCCCAGAAATGGCAACGATGATTAAAGAAGGCGCCAGCCTCAACGAAATTATGGATGTGCTGGGCGGAACGTTCGGCGGAGCAACCGCTGCAAGCGCCGAAACCGCAGCAGGCAAAATGAAGATTCTGTCTAACTCAATTGGCGAAACCAAAGAGTCAATCGGTGCGGCGTTGTTGCCAGTAGTTGAGGCCGTGCTCCCGATACTCAATAAGTTTGCAATGTGGGCACAAGACAACCCAGAAGCGTTTCTCGCCATCGCTGGCGCTATTGCAGCAGTAGCCGCCGCAATCGTAGTTACCAACATTGCTATGGCACTCAACCCGTTTGCCCTAATCGCTGCCGGCATCGCATTGCTTGTCGTGGCGCTTGTGACCGCGTACAACAAGTTTGAGTGGTTCCGCAACGGCATCAACGCAATTGTCAACACCGTGATCGGGTTCTTTGCTGGCATGGTTAACGCGGCGGTCGGCGCGGTCAACATGATTATTAGCGCGTACAACTCAATTCCTTTGTTGCCTGATTTGCCAAAAGCACCAACAATGCCTATACCGCAATTGGGTGGTACACCTACAACGCCTGCGCCTGGTCGCATGAACATTCCTCGACTAGCTAATGGTGGCATCGTGTCATCGCCTACTTTGGCGCTTATCGGTGAAGCAGGCCCAGAAGCCGTCGTGCCATTAGATCGCATGCAAAACGGTGGCGGAATAACCATAAACGTCACAGGCGGTCTTGCCACAAGTGCAGAGATCGGTGAGTCGGTCGTTAACGCCTTGCGCGCCTATTCGCGTTCCGCTGGGCCGTTGCAGTTACAGGTGGCGTAATGCCCGGCACAGCTGTCGTTGACTCGGGCAATTATGACTTGCAGATCGCTACAGGGTTTGTGCAAGATGCGTTCATTCTTGATGATGCCGTAAAAGGCGTACTAGATAACACAGAGTATGTGCTGGACGGTACAACCGAGTTTGCCAATGTGATGGACTCGACTGTCAGCATTAACGTGCGGCGCGGTCGCCGTGACGTGGGCGATCAGTTCAGCGCTGGCACAATGACATTCACGATTCAAGACGTGGACGGCATTTTCAACCCGTTTGACCAAAACAGCCCGTACTACGACACCCCACAAGCAAAGCCTGGGCTTGCACCATTGCGCGAAGTACGGCTGATCCGTTACAGCTCAACCGATGTGCCCGAATCATTGTTCAGCGGTTATGTCGTCAATTACGACTACAACTTTGCGCTTGGCGGTCTGGACACCGTGACCGTGTATTGCGCTGACCAGTTCTACCTACTCGCACAAACATTCCTAGACGAACTAAACGTCACACCAGAGACATCAGGCGAACGCATAGAAACCGTCCTAGACCTGCCAGAGGTTGACTTCCCAGCAGGCGCTCGAAGCATTGCCACAGGCACCGTCAACCTTGGCCACGACAGCAACTACACCGTGCCGGCAGGAACGAACGTCCTGCAATACATCAGTCAAATCAATGAGACCGCCGAGTTTGGGCGTGTGTTTATGTCACGCGCTGGGGTGCTTACTTTCCAAGAGCGCATCGGGAATACGTTAAGCGCGCCAGTCGCTGACTTCCATGATGACGGAACCAACTTTAAGTATGACGGGGTTGGCATCAGTTTTGAGGCTGACTCGGTGATTAACCGAGCGGTCGTAACAGGGCTAGACGGCAAAACCGCTACCGCTACCGATGCAGGTTCTATTGCCACATATTTCATTCAGACATCAAGCATTACAAACAGCCTGCTGCACGTGCAGGGAGAAATTGACACCGCGGCGTCCTACCTGCTTAACCCAGAACCTGAAGCGCGCTACACATCCGTGGCAACCAAGTTCCTGATGCTGACCACAGCCCAAAAAGACACGTTGGCAACAGTTGATATTGGTGACACGATCAGCGTAGAAAAGTCGTTCCCTAGCGGTACTGGCACAACCCAGTTGGCTCAAGAGCTGTCAGTTGAGGGCATCGAGCATCGGCTGGATTTCAGCACAGGCCACAGCGTCCTGTACAGCACCGCGCCAACCACGATCGTGTACGAGTTAATTTTGGATGATCTGATCTATGGCGTACTTGACGCCGAAAATGTCTTAGGATAGGAGCACTTATGGGAGCCAACGCACAAACCGCTGTACCAGCATTTACCGCAGGCCAGGTACTTACCGCTGCACAAATGACCCAAGTGAACACGGGTATCCCGGTCTTCGCGACCACCGTGACGCGCGATGCGGCATTTTCGGGAAGCGGCGAAAAGGTTTTGGCACAAGGCCAGACGTGCTACATCGAAGCAACTTCAAGTTATCAAACCTATACAGGTAGCGCGTGGGTAACTTTTGGCGCTGGCGGTTTAACTTTAATCAAGTCGCAAACAATTACGCCCGGTGTTGGTTCTGTTGCTGTTACTGATGTATTTTCTGCAACATATGAGCAGTATCAAATTTCTGTTAGCAATGTGCAAACTTCAGGAACAGGTGCTTGGCTTGCGCTTACATTGGGAAGCACCGCTACGGGTTATTACGGGTCATTGACTACTTCTTTATATTCAAGCGGTGCTTTTACTGGCGGCGGCAACTTTTCTAATACAACAAGTTTTCAATATGCGTTTGCAATTTCTGACCCTGCCACAAACCTAAATGGCGGGTCACTTATTGTTACAAACCCATTTGCAACAAAACGAACAGTACTAAACGGTTTTGTTACTTATTTGTCAGCGTCAGGTTATGCGGGAACAGTTGGCGGCTACCAAAATAGCGACACATCATTTACAGGTTTTACACTTACCCCAGCAACGGGAACAATTACTAGCGGAAACATTAGCGTTTATGGATTGGCAAGATAATGCAAAAACAAGTAAATGACCAAATAGAGGAAATGACCGCAGACGAAATAAAACTCGTTGAGGACTACCAAACCGAAATGGCAAACAAAGAACAAGAACTAGCAAACAAAGCCGCATTGCGCGTAAGTGCCCTTGAAAAACTTGGACTAACTGCCGACGAAGTAGCCGCCTTTTTAAGTTAATGCGCTGGCGTTACCTAATTGGCTACGGCGCACTAATTGCAGTCGTCTTGTGGGGTTGCGCGGGATGCGGTTATGACGGTTCATATCGCTACCCATGCCAAGACCCAGCCAACTGGCAAAAGCCAGAATGCGAACCACCGATATGCAATCCATCTGGAACGTGCACACGGGATTTAATTTATGAGACCACGCCTTAAACCCGAGGAGCTTCACGCTCGACTAATCGTTGTTGTCGGAATTATCCTTGCCAGCGTGTTTGCCATTACCGTGCTTGGATTTGTCTACGCGCTCATGTTTGTTACACAGCCGATCGGACACCAGAGCCCTAACGACTCCGCATTCATAGACCTGCTATCAACCTTGACGGTGTTTATGACTGGCACATTGTCAGGTTTAGTTGCCTCGAATGGTCTAAAATCTAAATCAAAAGAAGGAGTTAAAGATGTTGAAGGATAAAGACAAAGCCATGCTCGCCAGTTACGGGCGCTCAATGCTCGCTGCAGTAGTCGCGCTAGCAGTAACAGGCAACACCGACCCAGGCGCATTGTTAGCAGCTGCGATCGGCGCGGTCTGCCCAACAGCGTTGCGCTACTTTAACCCTAAAGACATGAAGTTTGGTCGTGGCAGTAGCAAAGGCTAAGGCTGGCGTGCCAGGTGCACGTGACTACATCGGTAACGCTGACGGCCCAGCAGCAGGCCCACGTGCCGGCATGAACGAGTTTATTAAACAGTTGATACATCACTCTGGTGGCGCGCTCTGGAACAACGGGTCTTACGGTCAACGCGACATGAAAGGCAAGCCAGGCAGTTTGTCGGTGCATGCAACTGGTCGCGCGGTGGACATGTCGTATCGAGGAAGTGCGCGTCATCCACAAGCGTCACGCAAGTCTGCTTTGCCGTTTGTAGAAAAGTTGTGCGCGAACGCCAATGAGTTAGGAATCCAGATGGTGATTGATTATTTCCCTGCACCGCACGGTCGAGCATGGCGTTGCGATCGTCAAGCATGGAGCAAATACAGCAAGCCAACAGTCAGCGGTGCACCAGGCGGAGACTGGTTCCACATTGAGATTTCACCGCAGGCAGCGGACTCGGTGATCTTCGTCAAAGCCGCATTCTTAAAGGTGTTCGGGGAAATCCCACCTAAGGCTTGATCTATGTTCTAGGGTCGGAGTACCGACAAAAGGACAGGCAATGACTGAACCCCAGATCGTTGATTACAGCGTCTATACAGGAGTGATGGACAACGGCCAAGAAATCTTGGTACAGATCTTTACCAGCCCAGAGTCGGGCAAGTTCCTACTAGGACAAATTGCATTCAGATCGGCAACCTCAACCTGGGGCATGCCCATACCTTTGGAGAAACGATGAACTATTTTGCAGAAAAAATCATAGGGCTAGTGCTTTGTACGGTTTTTGGCTTTACGGCGCTCACAGGGGCTCCTAGCGCGTCTAGCGACCTATCTAGCGTCATACCGTTAGCGCCTATAAGCGTTGAGCCATACCTAATTGAGCCAACCACAACTACCAGCTCAACGATCTACATTGACCCATACACGTCGGCATGTGAGCAATTTAGCGCGCTTGCCATCAACCTCGGTTGGCCTGCCGATCAGCGCACCGTGCTTGAATCTGTGATGGCACGCGAAAGCGGCTGCCGACCAAATGCTCATAATAAGACACTCAACCGTGACAAATCACAAGACTGGGGTCTGTTGCAGATCAACGGTCGGTCATGGACAAAATGGCTTATTAATAAAGGCATCATTACTCAATCGTCAGATCTGTTACAGGCTCAAACTAACTTGCTTGCAGGTTTAGAAATATACAACTACGGAGTCGAGCGCTACGGGTTCGGCTGGGGGCCATGGAGTGTCAAATGAGCGAAGGTGTTGCATGGAATCAAGGCGAACTATCAGAAGAAACCCGACGAATGGTAATGGAGCAAATGATGACAACAAGACACGACATGGCAATCTTTAATTTGATTAACGAAATTGCAGACATAAGCACTAATCCGCACGCAAGCATTATTCAGCGTCTTAAAGGCATGAAGAACTCGTTGTCATTAGAAGACCCGATGCCATTACATGATGTGACTACACTCGATTTAGCAATCAAAGCATTACAAGCACATTCCTAACCGACAAGGAGATTCCGACAATGAAAACCTGCACGATCTGCAAAGAAACCATCGCCTACCCAGAGATAACAGGCAAAACACATTTCGTCTGTGATGGCCGTGTACCGGCACGAAAAAACGCCCCATTCATTGAGGGCATGTTGGCATCGCAATCATCAGCTGATGCGCGTTGGACAAAACCTGAACAGAACCAAGTTGACGCTGCGATTTTGCACGTTGCGCGCACTAAAGGCTTTTTCACATCTGACGACATTTGGAAGCATCTGGGCGATCAGTTCCCTGTCACCAAGGGCATTGCTGGACGGCTGAATGCAGCTGCGCGTCGTGGCATTATCCGCAACACAGGCGAACTGGCATACGCCCAGCGCGGTGGCGCACATGATCATGCACAACGTCTAAGCGTCTGGGCAGGCATCTAATGGGCTTTGATCTAAGCAACTACGAGACAGTCGAGCAACGCCTTGTTCGCTGGTGGGCTGCATATCCGAACGGGCGCGTGTACACGTGCATGATGAACTACACAGGTGACGCTTGCGTGTTCTATTGCGAACTGTACGCCGACAAGGACGACAAGGTGCCAGTTGCTACGGGCTATGCGGAAGAAATTAAAAGCGATCGTGGCGTCAATGCCACATCATTTGTGGAGAACTGTGAAACGAGCGCTATTGGTCGCGCTATTGCCAACTGCCCACTTCAAGCACCTGCGAGTGGCCCTAGGCCGTCACGAAACGAAATGCAAAAGGTTGAGCGCCTAAGCACGCCAACCGATACACGGCAGAACCCTGTGCACATACCCTCTGGTGCATTTGCCACGCCAAAGCAAATTGGTTACATCAAGAAACTGGCCAAAGACGCCAACATGGATGATCTGGGATTGTTGGAGTTCATACATCGCGAACTAAACGACGACAGCGCGGTCTTAGAGCTGTTGAAATCGCATGAAGCATCCAAAATCATTGAGCGCCTGAAATGAGTTACGTGGCATTCAACATCATTGGCATTGTTATCGGTATATGGGGAACGATTTTAGTAATCATGTGGCAGGAGAAAAAATGACATTAGAAGAAATGATTAGCGCGATAGAACGGTTACAAGCCCTCTACCCACAAATAACTAAAGAGCAGAATGAAGCCGAGCAAAAGATTAGATGGGCAATCAATCACCTTGCAGACAAGATTTGGATGGCATCGCTGTAGTGAAGTTAGACCCAAAGATCAGCGAAGCCGACTTTAAGGACATGGTAATTAGCGTCGCCAAGCGTTACGGCTGGTTAGTGCATCACGATCTGCCGGCACAGAACACTCGAGGACGCTGGATGACCAACGTGCAAGGCGACGCGGGATTCCCTGATCTGTTCATGGTGCACCCATTCCAAGGCGGTCGGCCATTGGTAATTGAGTTAAAAGCAGAGAAGGGCAAGTTGACGCCTGGACAAAAGATTTGGCTTAACGCATGTGAGTTGGCGGGCTGTCATGCAGCAGTCTGGAAGCCAAGTGACATGGAGTACATTCTCTACACTCTCAGCAATCCCAGACAGTAACAATCGGCTAGTAGCACGACCTACACCGTCGCAAGGTGATCGGGTAACACACGGAAAGCGTGGGTAGACGGTCGCGCCTCGAATCATGCAAGACGAAATGCTTTGGGCAATGCGATTGGGCGATCAGTAAACAGACTGATGAAGTAATGCAATAGGGATCTGGGATGGGCAATCCAGAGGGTGGAGCATTCACACATCTCTTGACCTGCAAATGACATACAGTTAACAAACAAAGAAAGCACAAACATGAACCCGACAACACGCATGACATACAACTACCGAGGACAAGGCGCGCAAGCGCCGCGTCAGCGCAAGCAAAGCGCGCGAGCATGACACGCAAACTCACCGAACACGACACAACGATCTACAAACAAGCACGTGCAGAACTACTGCGCGACTCACCTATCTGCCATTGGTGCAAGAAGAACACAGCAACAGAACTAGATCACCTTGTTGAATCAGACAAAGGCGGAACAATAGAAGACGGATACGTCGCAGCATGTAAGCCATGCAACTCTGCGCGCGGAGCAACATACCGAAACAAAAAACTAGCCAACGCAAAACAAAACAGAGAAAAAGCAATAAACGATTTTTTATACAGCTCCGAGATGCC